TGTCCAAAGCCGGAGGTGTGGGAGGCTTTATCACTACTTCTCCGCAGGAACTCCAAAGACTAAATAGACAGGTACAAAAGGAACGTCTCGCATCGCAGGCCGCCGCTGTTGACCCGACAAGTCCAGCAGCATTACAGGCTCAGAAACTCATAACGGAAGAGCAAAATCGCCAGCTGGGACTTCTCAGAACTCAAGTTCAACTGGAGTTCGACAGAACGGGGCTAACACGTGTCGGATTAGCAGCCCGTCAAGGCGACGTGCAGATTCTTACACTCATAAATCGTCTAGAAAAGATAAATGTAGAGTTGCAAAATGAGAAATCTAAAGCAAAACGAGATCAACTCAGTTTTGACAAAAGCCAACTAGAACTTCAAAAACAGCTGGCTGAAGCTGCACGGCGCTCCGCAGTTATTGAGGCTCAACGTCAAGTCGATAAAGAGAGACTCGGTTTATATGTTCAACAAGCCGGTACACTAAACCAGATAAATAATCTGGTGATTGAGCGCCAGAAACTCACCGGCGGTGAGCTCATAGGTATCCAGAAGCGACGCGACGGTCTACAGGAAGAGCAGGCTATTCGCACACAGATTCTCATCGATCAACGAGAGGCTGCACTAATCGGTGTAAACGAGCTTGATATTCGCGAAGAAATTAGCAAGATGTATGACGGACTTGCTACACAACTCGCCATCGAGATTAAGAATCGCAGAATCTCTCTGGATCAACAAGAAGCTCAATACAATTTGACGCAGTTGCAGATTAGGCAACAACGCGAGCTTGCAAATCTGCAGACACAAACCCAAATGGGCTTGGAGCTGGCGGGTTTACAAGCAGGGACGGATCCCCGCTTCTTCGGTGTATTCGGAGGTAGCCGTCAAACCCAAGAACTTATGGGCTTGGAAATGCAGGCCCGTTTAGGTCTTATGCGCACACAATTATCTGCTGTGCAAACTCAGGCGGCTGTTCCTGGACTTGCGCCAGACGAATTAAAGCGCCTGCAACAACAGTCCCAAGCATTAGAAGATCAGATCGGAATTTATGAGCGTTACCAGCCTGCAATTATCAACGCATCTGTAGCTCAACAGAGGTTTAATGAAGTGCTGGCACTAACCACTCCTGTGGTTGACAGTGTTTTTGAAAGTATTACTGCTGTGGCTGAAGGGACCAAAACAGCCCAACAAGCTTTTGCTGATTTCTTGATGGGCATCGCGAATATGCTCATGGATACTGTCAAACAAATGATTGCGCAATACATAGCCTTGGGTATTGCGCGTCAATTTGCAGGCATTTCAGCAGCAACTGGAGGGGGTGGCGGCGCATCCGTCAACCAGTTGAACGCATCCGCTGCCCAGTACCAAAGTTCTGGACTGACTTTGGCCAGCTTTGGCGGCGGTCGTGCCACCGGAGGTCCTGTTTCTGCCGGTACGCCTTATCTTGTCGGCGAGCGCGGCCCCGAACTGTTCGTCCCAGGCGCCCAAGGCAACATCGTCCCGAATAGCGCAATGGGCGGCGTCCAGGTTGGCTCGATCAACATCACGGTCGAAAACACTGGCGAACAGCTAAGCCCTGCTGCCCAGAAGCAGATCGCCAACCAAGTTCAAGGTATTGCGATGTCAACCCTGGTCAACGAACGCCGTAGCGGAGGGGTCCTGCGTTAATGGCTTACATCGAATTTGACGACATCCCGTTGGCTCACGCCACTCCGGTGGTGAAACGCAGCCAGCGCCGTCAGCAGGCAACCTTTGGCGACGGCTACAGCCAGTTGTTGACGGACGGACTGAACACTGACCGCGAAGTTTGGCAGTGTCTTACCTCGCCAATGCCTTACGCGGATGCATATTCGATTGAGAGCTACTTGCTGACGTTGCGTGGTTCGGCAGTGGAGTGGACCGCTCCAATGTCTACCAAAACGTTTTCGCGCCCCTTTGCCAGTGGGCAGCTCGATCTGGGCTACAAGGACATCAGCACCCTGTCGCTTAGCGGCTACAACCGCCCAGCTAACTACACAGCCAACCTTGACACGGGTCTGCTGACCTCGGTGGACATTGCTAATGGCACGGTGGTCGAGGTCACTTTGACCTTGGCAGCTCGTGATTATGTGGTGCGTGACGGCTGGACGATGACACCAGTCAGTGCATCCTTTATGACGATCTCGTTTGAACTGGAGCGAGTGTTCGTATGACGCAATCACCACCAGTCGCTGAGACCTTCAAGACCCAGATGCCAGAGGTCATTGACCTCTTCACGCTGGATATTTCGACGCTGTTACCTGCTGGCTCAACTGACCAGTCGATCTATCGCTTTTGCAACTGGTCACAAACTGACGGCGATGACATTACTTACAGGACCAATACCTACACGGCTTTGCCGATGCAGGCCAATGGATTTGAGTTAAATACCAGTGGCAAGCTGGAGCGTCCCAGCATTACTTTTGCAAACGTGGGCTTGGCGATTACAGCGCTGACCAATACTTACAGCGACTTGGTTGGTGCCAGCGTCAGCCGAATCCGAACGCTGACGACATATCTGGACGGCACTCCCGGAGCGGATCCTGATGCTTATTGGGGACCAGACCAGTGGGTTGTTGAGCAGAAGTCAAACGAGACCAAACTCGCTGTCACTTTTCAGCTGGCTGTGCCATTTGACCTTGAGGGTCGGAGCTTGCCCGGTCGGCGCCTTTTGCGTGAGCAATGCCAGTGGATTTACCGCAGTGATATTGGGTGTCACTATGACGGTACGGATTATTTCGACGCAAACGATGCCGCTGTTGTCAGTGCTGACGATGATGTGTGCGGGAAGCGTTTGACCAGCTGCCAACTTCGATTTGGTGATGGTTCGCGGCTGCCATTCGGCGGTTTCCCTGGTCTCGTCGATTCACAAGGCTGATGCTGTCGCAATGGCAAAACCCGCTTACTGCTGAACAGCGGCTAGCGATGCGGACTTATGCAGAGCGTGCATACCCAAAGGAAACATGCGGCTTCATCCTGATTGACGGCACAGTTGTCGAATGCCAGAACACCAGCAGCGAGCCTGACACGTTCGTCATCAGCGCTCAGGACACTGCCGATTATTTGGACGACGCCAAAGCCTGCTGGCACAGCCACGCCAAGTACAGCGGTTTTAGCCCAGCTGACATCAAAGCGTGCAAGGCGTTGAACCTGCCTTATGCCGTGTGGAACTGCGCTGGCAGCGAAGCCTTCTGGCTGGACCCGTCCCAAGACGCAGGTTTGCTGGGGCGCCCTTGGAACTACGGCGTCTACGACTGCTATTCCGCCGTGCGGGACTGGTACAAGCAGCAAATGGGCGTTGAGATGGGCGATTACGCCCGCCGCTACGAGGGCGAGTGGTCAAAGCCCGGCTTTATTTATTTCGAGCAGAACTTTGCCGCCGAAGGCTTCGTCAAAGTGCCTGCCGGGCTGGATCTGGTGCGTGGGGACGTGATCTTGATGCGAATCCGCAATCAGAATGTTTGTAATCACGTTGCTGTGGTGGAAGACCCAGCCGCCAACCAGCTGTACCAGCATTTAGTGGGCAGATTGTCTGGAACGACTGCCTACAGCGGATATTTCCGCGAGAATAGCTACATGGTTGTGCGGAGGGCAGGCTAATGGTGACGATCCGATTGCTTGGCGAGGCAGGACGCCGTTTTGGTCGTCAGTTCAAGCTTGCGGTTAAGACCCCAGCCGAAGCTGTCCGCGCACTGTGCGTCCAGCTCCCTGCATTACGTCAGTATCTAATGGAATCCGAAGAAAACGGGATCCATTGGCGGGCTATCACGGAGCATCCTGCGGGTTTAGATACGGACCAGATGTATTGGCCGCTTAGCAAACGTTTTGTATTAGCCCCGCAACCTGTGGGCCGTGGTGCAGTCGGAAAAATTATTACCGGCGTGGCTCTAGTTGCCTTGGCTTTTTTGGGTCCTGCGGGTGTGTTTGGTGCCGCGTTTGCTAAGAACGCTCTACTTTTCCAAGTAGCAGGCTCTATTGGTGCAGCCTTGGTGTTTGGCGGTGTAGCCGATTTGCTAACGCCTACTCCAAAAATGCCAAATGTTGCAGGAGTGGGTGGGGTTAGCAGTGGAGCAACGGCCGCACGCAGTCGGGAAGAGCAGCAGCGCTCGTTCACCTTCGATAAATCCAACGCTAATACCCAACAGGGCGAAGTCGTTCCAGTGCTCTACGGTGAGCGAATCATCGGATCGTTGC